CTAGCTTCTTCGTAAGATATTGGCACATCAATAGTAACACGCAAATACATCTTAGGTTTAATTAAATTTTCAGTGTCTTCTAGTAATTGTCTTAAACCAATTGTACGATATTTTGGACAATTTGGCCAATTAAGGTATTCCGGCTCTTTATTATTCTCTTTATCAAGAATCATCATGCCTCGGTCGTCATCCCACGTATCTGCGTAGTTATGTGGCATAGCATTACCAATATAACTAATTTTTCCTTGATGCTGACGCTTGTGAAAGTGCCCACTAAACACATATTCTTGGTGTTTAAAGTGTTCTGCTTTAAGATCACCGTGATCGGGCATCTTAACAAGTGCATTCATATAAAAACTAGGTAATTCAAAATGCCCAAACAAGTATTTTGATTTAATTTTACTAATTTGTTTCCATTCATCGCCTACTAACCAAGGAACAATAGTTACGTCCTCAATTGTAGTAATTTCATCTATAAAAGTAATGCCTGGAATGTGCTTTGCAAACGCTGTACTATTAACATCACGCTTATCTTTGTAGTATAAGTCGTGATTACCGTCAAAGAAGAAAAACTGATCAAATGCTTGCCCTAATTTTTCCATAGAGCGTATAGTAGCATCCATTGTAGTTAAATTTAGAGAGTTTCTGTTATGATGCCAGTCACCGCAAAAAATTCCAGTCTCGCAACCGTTATCTTTTGCAGTTTGTATGTACCAATCAATAAAATCCTCACAATCATCGTTGTGAACACGACTATTCCCTTTTAAACCAAAGTGAATATCTGTAAAGACTGCTGCTTTTTTAAACAAGTTCAGTATACTCCAATAATAGTAATCCTATAGTAACATTATATAGTATTTTTGTACGGCTGTCAACCTCTATTTTGAAGTCTTATCTGTAAATACACTAGTTCCGGCATCTTCGTTACGTTTTACACTAGCTTCCCATTCGCCTTGGTGTTGCCTAGTATAACTTGGATTAAGATCATTCATTTCTAAGATATCGTCTCGAATGTTTTGATTACGCTTTTCAATATTAATAACACGAACAAAACTATTAGTAACAGCCGCAGTATAGTATGCGAACGGATTTTGACTTTTTGATTCATCAAACTGTAGTCCAATTTGTGTTAGTTGTAAAATTGCTTGTCCACGCATTTCGTCATTGTATGTGTAACCGCGTACATTGCCTCTAGTTGCATATCTTTCACACAACTTAATCCACATCATAGCTAAGTTGTTAGTAGCTTTACCGTGTGATTTGGAATAATGTCCATTATTCATTCCACCTACCCAGTGACTTTTGCCTACAACCTGTAACTCGCCTTCGTCATCAAACTTATAATGGACAAAAGGAGGAAAATTTAGTTTTTCCTTAGTGTCTGCAATGGTTTTTGGATTTTTCTTACGTCCGGGCTCTTCAGGTATGTGATCAAAGTCCATAATTCTAAAGATAATCTCTTCTTTAGTGATACTCTTATAAGGAGTTTCGCATTCTGCTTGTTTAACTTTTTCACCAGCCATCTTTCTGCGTTCGTATTCTGCCGAACTAAGGCGTTTGGCTTTATTACGTTTGGCTTCAGCAATGGTCCTAATATTAATTTTATCTACATCCAATAAAATTATATCATAGTCACCATGTTCGGGTGCTGTGTAGCTGTTAAACGTATTTTTAGATCTATGAATTTCCTTCAATATGTCTTTGTTATTTAAATAGTTCTTTTTTCTCATGTGTGCTCCAGGCTATTAGTATATATACTATTATAAACTACTATGTTAACTTTGTCAACTAAATACTAGTGGAGATTTAAAAATAATGGCATTATCAGGATTTAATCAACTCGTAAGTAGGGTCGCATCGGCGGCAAATAACATTGCGACAACAGTATCAACTATCAATGCGTTTACAGGCGGCCTTGGAAACTCAAACTTGAATTCAGTTAGCAGAACAGCAAATGCTATTGGAGCAGGAGCAAATGTTATATCTGCTGCACAGGGGTTTTTATCTGGATCTGGAAGTGCTAGGCAATTAGGCAGTGCAATAAGAATGATGGGCAATGCTACTCAAGGAGTAGGGTATAATGCTGCCCCCGGCGATCGGTCTGTAAAAAAAGCAATACTATCTAGAAATATTACAAATACAACTGAAGGCGATTGGCGAGTATCTATAAGTGTTCCAAGTAATCTTATGGGCGGGAATATTTTACGTCCGTTATTTACTTTACAACATACAGGTGGTCCACCGGGACAAATGTCGTCAGTTGGAAGAATGATATTTCCTTTTAACCCTACTATACTTTTAGGACATAGTGCTAATTATACTCAAATAGCACCAACACATACAAATTATCCATTTAATGCTTACCAAAATAGCCAAGTAGATAACATAACAATTACTGGCGAATTTTATGTTGAAAATGAAGATGATGCAAAATATTGGGTAGCAGTATTACACTTTTTAAGGACAATAACTAAGATGTATTATGGCGATAGTAACCCGCAAGGCAATCCACCACCAGTTTGTCGATTAAATGGTTACGGAAAACATGTATTAAACGGCATACCAATAGTAGTGCAAAACTTTACTACTGACTTACCAGCTGATGTTGATTATATAGAATGTGAAATTGACGGCGAACGGAATTTTGTTCCAACACAGTCTCAATTTACAGTAACAGTAATGCCAACATACTCAAGAAGGTCTGCAGCTAAATTTAATCTTAACGAATTTGCTAAAGGTGATTTTACTGGCGGCGTTGAGGGATTTGTATAATGTCAAAAACACATAGTCTTTATGCAAACACACCAGTGACAGCAACAGGATATTTAGATATACTTGTTCCTAGACCAGTACCAGTTGCGTCTGATGATGTACTGTATGAAATACTTCCTGCATATACGTTTCGTCCTGATTTATTAGCACATGATTTATATGGTCAAAAAGAATTATGGTGGGTATTTGCCCAGCGTAACTTAGATATATTAAAGGATCCGGTCTTTGATTTTGTAGCAGGTACACAAATTTATCTGCCACAAGGAAATAATTTAAGAAATACACTAGGAATTTAAATGGCATCGTTTTTTAGTACTGTTAACAAAATTAGTAAAGTTGCAAGCACAATCTCATCTGTTAGAAGTGTAACAAATGCAGTACGCAGCGGTAGCAGTAGAAATATTGTCTCTTCTATATTAGATGTAGCAAATCAACAAAGAAATATTAATAGTCAAATTAATAATATTAGTGGATTTAAATCTAGTTTTTCATTAAATGGCATTGATGTTCCGTCTTTAGGTAGTTTTGAATCGTTTGGTTCACTTGGCGGCAGGGTTAATAATATATTAAGTGCAGCACTTGAACTTGAAGGAATAGTTAATTCACCCATTAGATTATTAAGTCGAGGAACCGACGAAATTTATGATTTAACCGGCGGAAGATTTGATACGTTACGCAAGCAAGTTGAAAATTTATCTCAAATAACAGCATTTGATAAATTTATCAATAATAACTTTTCTGATCCACGAGATCCGCTAAAAAAGACAGGTTCTAGTAAAAGTCGAATTCCAAATCCTCTAAGAGATTATAGTTCTTATAACTATAAAATTACACTAGGTATTTTAAGTAATAGCGAATATAATAACCCAGAGTCGTATCGTAGTAAAGGCTTTGAAACATATATTATAAAAGGTACTGGCGGAGATTTAGGAAAAAGAACACAAGTTGATCAAGAAATGATAGCTTCTCCTCCGGGACACGGCGAATATTTTATAGAGGATTTAACTTACGATGGTGTTATAGCACCAAATCCTGCAACAGGAGTAACGCTAGGTACTACACTTAATTTTAAAGTTGTTGAGCCATTTTCCATGGGCAACTTTGTTGAATCAATAACAGTTGCCGCTAAACTATCAAATAACGGTAAAGGTTATAAGAGCTATTTTAAAGCACCATTTTGTATTAGAATTGATTTTTCAGGATGGATTCCAGAGTCAACATATAGTGTAAGTCAACCGCCAATATACCTTCCAATTATGATAACAAAAATGGATATGCGGGTTACTGGACAAGGATCTGAATATGATGTATCAGCAGTTGCATTTAATGAGCAAGCATTATCGGACCATACAAATAAAGCTTACACCCAAATAAAAGCAGTAGGCACATTTGCACATGAAGTTTTACAAACTGGAGATAAATCTGTAGCATCTGCTCTTAACAAAAGAATAGAAAAATTAGAAGACAGTAATATTATTCCTGGATATGATAGATTTATTATCTGTTTTCCAAAAAATCCAGACAGCATTTCAAATTACCTTAAAACGGGCGTATCTAAACCAGAAGATAAAACAGCACTACAATCAATAGTAGAAGCAAAGGGTTTATCTGTTGACCCTGCAAATATGCCGGCAGACGAAAGAGCGGAATATTTTGCAAAGTTAAATAGGCAACAAGCAAATACATCATCTAGTGCAACAAAGCCAGTTACTGGAATGTTTGAAACACTATTAGCATTTGCAGAAGATTTAAGCCAAATGAACGAGATTGGTCAATCTCCGTTAATTAAAGAATCAACAGCAGGCGGTGATCAAGCAATGGCGTCAATGAGCGGAGCATTGCAGTCAGAAGAAGGTCAGACAGACACATCAGATATTACAGAAGATGTTGATAACCCCTGCGGCCCAGAACTAGTACCGCAACCTGGCCTAAATGAAAAAGATGCTGCAACCTCGCAGACTTCTGAATTTTCAAGACAATATGCATTTCAAAAGGACGAAAAGATTGTTACTATTATTGAAAAGGTATTATTAAATTCAGAATTTTGTAAAGTAAGTGCTTCAGAAGACGGAGACGAAAACGGTATTAGGCGCTGGTTTAGAATTGATACACAAACATTTTTAGAAGAAAATTCAGAAACTGAAGAGGCACTTGGCAGACCCCCAATGGTGTATGTATTTGCAATTTACCCATATGAAGCCGACGAAGCAAAGTTTTTAGGACCTAACGAAGTACCTAAAAATACAGCAGGATTACGCGAGTCAGCAGCTAAAGAATACAATTACTTATATACAGGTACTAACGAAGATGTACTAGGATTTGACATCCAATTTAATACTTCGTTTATGAGAACAGCATTAGGAAACTATGGTAATAACGCCGGTGCTGAACAAACAGGTTCGGGTAACAAAAAAGTTATAAAATCTGAACAAGCTACAAACGCAAAAAATGTTGGGACTATAGACTCAGCTGCACAACAACAATCGTCAGAAGCTCGCTCAGGTGTACAGGAAGTTACAAAAAATCCTACAGGTAATGCATCTAGAGATTCAGATATTAGACGTTTAATTGCAGAAAACTTTCATAATATATTAATACATCAACCTTCAGATATGATATCTGTAAGTATGGAAATTATGGGCGACCCATTTTTCCTTCCACAAGATATTGGAAATCATCATTCAAAACAATCAGGAAGTTCTCCTAATGCAACTACTGAAGGTACTATGCTTTATACAAAAGGCGAAGTATTTGTAGTTGTTAATTTTAGAACACCTTTTGATTACGAAGTTAGTGGAGCATCAATGGAAATGCCATTAATAGTTCCTCAATTTAGTGGACTTTTTACAGTATTTAAAGTTACTAATACGTTTAGTAACGGAACGTATAAGCAAACCCTAAAGTTAGTAAGACGTGTTGGACAAGACACTCCAGCAACTTCAAGTAATAAAGGAATAATGGCTATTGATAATGAGTCAACGTACCAAAAACAATTACCTGGATCAGATAAAGTGCAAGATTCACAAAAATTAAACGAATCCGGTTCCCCAGCTAATAAATCAGTTAATCAAGCTATAAATCTTTTAGAACAAGGAGCAAATTCACTAGTAAGTGCTGCAACTTCTGTAAGCGAATTGGCTTTTAATAATTTATCAGCAGTTAGCATAATTTCAAGTACTGGTGCTACTGCTGCTAGTGCAATAGGAAAATTAAATAACCTTGGAGCAGGTTTAAAAAATACTGCTGAACAATCAAGTGCATTGTTTGATGGGAAAGCTAAATTTGATGCAAACAAGTTTAAAGCAGGCATCCCGGCAGTTAACTTACAAACTTCAGGTAACTCTGCATTTGATTTATCTGCTGCTATTAATCAGGCATTGCTAGTAGCAGTTCCGTCCTTTGGAGCGTTTCAGATAGACACTTCTACACCCGCAGGAAAGCTAGGATTATTAGCTTCAGAATTACAGGGCGAATTTGACTCTGCTCTCGGAGCAGTTCAAGCTCCTGAAATTGTAGATGCAACTAATGAATTAAAACAACAAGCTAAAACACAATTAGCTAATCTTAATCTAAGCCCTTCGGGCGTAGTTAGAACAAGAGGACCACGATAATGTCTGAAGTTGAAGGTGACGACAAGTACTCTGTTGCAGATGCTCCGTCTATTGGATCTGATCCAAATGAGAATCCTAATGCATTTATGTCGTTAGGCAAAAACACTTATCAAACTATTGCTCCTGGAGGAGTACTTACAAAAGACCAAGTATTTGCTACAAAATTATCAGCTGATGTTTTGTCGCCAGACGCAATTGCTGCTTATTCTCAGTATTTACAATTAAAATCTAGAGATGATCCACAGAGTGCCGAATTGGCAAGAAAAGGAAGACAGAAAGCCCTCCAGCTATTAAATGGTACACGATTTTCAGAAAGCGATGTAAAGAAACTAGCAAGTTACAGTAAAGCAGAAGCAGTTGAAAAGGCACTTGAAGCACAATCGCAGGCTTTATTTTGGGAATCAAAAATGCCTAGTAATGCCGATAATATGGTTGAAAGAATGAATATCTATAATCAAGGATTTAAAGATAAAGTTCAAAGCAAAATAGATAAAGCAAAAAGTTTAAGTGCAGCGGCAGGAATTAGTAGTAATATAATTCAACCCCCTGAACCTGTTACACTAGCAACTTCTAAGTTTAAAAGTAAGTTTAGCAAAGCTAGATCAACTGTTACTACTGCTCCTAGGGTCCTTAGTGGAGACGTTGTAACGCCTACAGGCGGATCAGGTGTATATTCATATCAGGTTATAGATTTATACGACGACCGTTATGATTTTGAAACTGGCAAAAAAGTAAGTCAAGGTGTAACTGCTGGTGTTGGTGGAGGAGCAGGCGATGTGACTACTGTAGGCAATGTTGAAACAACTGTTGAACAGTCAGAGTCTAATGATAGTGGCCCTGTAAAATGTTAAGTATTACAAACAGGATATCCAATGGCATCAGGTAATTATAGAAGAACAAAAGTAACGCAGAGCAGAATGAAGGACCCCGGTCCTTATGAAGCTATTGTAGTTAACCATCTAGACGTACGGTATATGGGCGGACTAGAAGTTGAACTTGTAAGTTATACTGGTTCGGGAGCTACACCAGAATCCGGCGGGCAACTAGTCCAAGTTAGGTATCTTAGTCCGTTTTACGGTATTACACCATCTGCAGGATTAACACCAAATGACGGATACCAACATACACAAAAAAGTTACGGTATGTGGATGGTACCTCCTGATATTGGTACTCGTGTACTTGTAGTATTTGCTGAAGGTAATCTTAACCTAGGTTACTGGATTGGTTGTATTCCTGATGATTATATGAATTTTATGATTCCAGATGGCAGAGCTAGTACAGAACAAACAACAGCATTAACTCCTGAAAATATAAAAGGAGCCAAGTTACCAGTTGGAGAATATAATAAATCCTTTGAAGATGGTTCTGCCATTGATCCTACATTATTTAAAAAGCCGTATAATAAAGATTTCACTGAAGTATTAGAAACCCAAGGATTACTACTTGATGAAAACAGGGGAACAACAACTACAAGTGCTAGACGAGAAATTCCTAGTATGGTATTTGGACTTAGTACTCCGGGTCCTTTAGATATTAGACAAGGTCATCCTAAAGTTACTATAGGTCCATCAGACGATAAAGTTGATGTCCCTTATAGCAGACTAGGAGGCTCAAGTTTTGTTATGGATGATGGTGATCCGTCATTCCTTAGAAAAAGCCATCCAGAAGATGGTCCTCCAATTTATGTGAATAAAATGGATAAAGAAATTGGCGGCAAGAATACTATTCCTCAAAACGAGTTATTAAGGTTTAGAACTCGAACTGGTCATCAGCTATTAATGCACAATTCGGAAGATTTAATTTATATTGGTAATGCTAGAGGAACTACTTGGATAGAAATGACCAGTGATGGAAAAATTGATATTCATGCTCAAGATAGTGTAAGCATTATGACCGATAATGATTTAAACATTACTGCAGAAAGAGATATTAATTTTGAAGCAGGAAGAAATATTAATATGAAAGCTACTGCACGTTATAGTAAAGGTGCAGAAACAGACGGTAAAGGATTAGAAAGCGGTAGGATACAATTAGAAGCACAACATAACCATAATTTACACGTTGGCAAAGATTCTAAAATTACAGTAATTGGTAATATGCATACAGGTGTTGAAAAGAATCAATTTATATCAACTGGAAAATTTTTACATATAGATTCTGGGCAAGATAATAGATTAACTGCGGGAGGATACACTCATATTACATCTGGAAAAGAACATAGAGAAACAGCAACTTATGTGCATATGAATGGTCCTCAAGCTGCAAAGGCATCTAAAGCTAATACTGTAACTCCATTAGAAACAGTCCAATTGCCTTATATATTTCCAGGCAATTCTACGCCAGTAGTTTATGATAGTATTTTAACAAGAGCTCCGCAACACGAACCATGGCCACATCATGAAAATTTAGATCCAGCAACATTTAAGAAACCAGAGACTGATAGAGAACAACCCGGCGGTTTAGCAGCAGCTGATAGAGTATTAACACCGGATTCGTTTGCTAAAAATAAAGGTGGCAGAAAACGTAGTGCATTTGTTGCTGGCAGTGGCGGATCAATTAGTTCGGGCTTTGAAAGAACAACCGGAGGCGCTGGATCAGGAGCAGGAGCAGTACCTAAAGATGATTATTCTAGTAACTTTGCATTTAGTAAAGAATTAGGTGCATTAAGTTCAAAATATGAATCTAAAGATAACCCTTCTGCAATTGGATTTGACACTACAGGCGGATGGAGCTACGGAACTTACCAATTAGCTACAAGAACAGGTGGATTTAAAGGATATATGAAATATATAGAAAATAACTCTACAGAAACCTTTAATTTATTGCAAAGTGCAGGCGGACAATCTTCAGCTGCATCTGGCACTGATGCATTTAAACAGTCTTGGGAATCAATTATGTCAGACGAGGGTGCAGCTGAATCACAACATCAGTATGCAATTAGTCAGTATTTTATACCAGCAGCCGATAAAGTTAGCAAGAGTACTGGCGTTGACGTACGAGTAAAATCAAAGACGTTACAGGATGTTTTATGGTCTACAGCAATTCAACACGGAGCAGGCGGATGCAACAGAGTATTTAAGAATGCAATTAAAGCATGCGGCAACAACACACCAACAGATGATGCTCTTATAGTAGCAGTATACAATGAACGTGCTAAAGATAACGGAATGGCATACTTTGGTAGTAGTGTTGCTAATGTTAGAGCTAGTGTAGTAAAACGATTTAACAATGAAAAATTAGATGCGTTAAAAAGTTTAGAATTAGAAATTAAACAACAAGATAATCCAGTACAATCTGGATCAGCTGGAGAAGTAGTATTTCCAGTTGGCGCAGCATAGGTAAATATAGTATGAGCCAATTAGAAAAAAATCTTTATAAACGTGTTACAGTACCCCAAAAACAGCAAGGTACGCCACAAGCAAGCCGTGCTTACAAAGGATTTTCCACGGTTGATGCAGAAGGCGGCTTTTCAAAATACGACTTTGACCTTATTAAACAAGATTTAATTAACCACTTCCATATTAGACAAGGCGAAAAACTTACTGATCCATCATTTGGAACAATTATATGGGATTTATTATTTGAACCATTTACAACAGATATACAAGAAGCTATTGTAAATGATGTCACTACAATTGTAAACTATGATCCAAGACTAAGTGTACAAGAAATTGTTGTTGATACCTATGAAAAGGGTATTACAGTAGAATGTTCAATTACGTTTCTTCCTTACAATATTTCAGAAAGTTTACGTTTTAAGTTTGATCAGGCTAATGGCCTGGCATAGATTATATACGCACTTATCTGTAACAGATAAATATCATAGTAATAGAGGAAACCGACATGTCGTCAACAGATAGACAGTCAAGATTATTAGTATCTGAGGACTGGAAAAGAATTTATCAATCGTTTCGTAACGCTGATTTTCAGAGTTATGACTTTGACAACCTGCGTCGAGTAATGATTAATTACCTTCGGCAAAATTACCCCGAAGATTTTAACGATTATATTGAATCCTCAGAATACCTTGCACTAATTGATATGATTGCGTTTTTAGGGCAAAATTTAAGCTTTCGTACTGATCTAAATGCTAGAGAAAACTTCTTAGAAACAGCTGAACGCAGGGAAAGTATATTACGTTTAGCACGTATGCTTGCATATAATCCTAGAAGAAATCAAACTGCTAACGGCTTAGTAAAGCTTAATACTATTAAAACTACAGAAGCAATAATTGATAGTACTGGACAGAACTTAGCTAATACAATTATTAAATGGAATGACCAATCTAATCCAAACTATTTTGAACAAATTATTAAGGTTTTAAATTCTACATTACCAGTGACTAACCAAATAGGCAGTCCGCTAAAGTCTGCAAGTATTGCTAATGTTATTACTCAACAGTATAGATTTAATTCAACAAATACAACTTCAGCAGTATTTCCTTTTACAAAAAGAATAGAGGGAATTAGTACTAGATTTGAAATAGTAAGTTCTGGAATAAGCGGAGACACGGTTGTTGAAGAACCTCCAATTCCAGGCACAAGTCCAGGCTTCTTATTTAGAGATGATGGCCAAGGCGCCGGCAGCTCTAATACTGGCTTTTTTATGCATTTTAAACAAGGAAAATTAGATAGCTCAAAATTTAACGTTACAGCTCCTCAGCCAAACCAAACAATAGCCGTTGACGTTACTAATATTAACGATACTGATGTTTGGTTATACAGCGTTGATGCTAATGGATTTGAAACAGAGTTTTGGACTAAAATAGATTCGGTTGAAGGCAACAATATTATTTACAACAACTTATTCAAAGGTATTAAAAATGTTTATGCAGTTAATACTAGAGTAGGTGATAGAATTAATTTAGTATTTTCCGATGGTATTTTTGGAAACTTACCTGCAGGCAGTTTTAAAGTATATTATAGAACTAGTGAAAACACAAATAGTGTTATTACTCCTGGAGCAATGGGCGATGTTAGTATTGATGTTCCGTACCAAAGCAAATCAGGAAGCTTAGAAACAGCTACTTTAGGGTTCAAATTAAATTATACTGTAACAAATGGTTCTGCAACAGAGTCAAATGCAGACATTAAAGCTAATGCTCCTGCAACATATTATACACAAAACAGATTAATAACAGGCGAAGATTATAATATTGGTCCGTTGTCTGTTAGCCAAGAAATTATTAAAACTAAAAGCACAAATAGAATTAGCAGTGGTGTTAGCAGATATTTTGATCTTAAAGATGTTTCGGGAAAGTACAGTAATACTAGTTTGTTTGCAGATGACGGAGTATTATATAAAGAAATATTCTTACAAAAATCTCAGTTTAAATTTACAACACAAAGTGATATTGAAGGCATTATTAATAATACTGTTGAGCCAATATTAGCTTCATCAAATACTAAAAACTTTTACTTAGACCAATTTCCTAAAACTATTGTTTCTGACTTGAATGCAAAATGGAAGCAAGAAACCATATCAACTAATCAAGCAACAGGTACATTTTTAGATAGTACTAACGCTGCATATATGACTGGAACATTTACAGCAAACAGTTTAAGATATATTGAGCCAGGAGCAATGTGTAGATTTACTGCACCAACTGGCTTCCATTTTATGAAAGACGGATCGTTAATGGCCGGAGCAGCTACTCATATAGATTCAAGTACATATAAATGGGCTATGGTAATCTCAGTTGACGGCAACGGCACAATAGTTAATACAGTAACTAATAATGGCCCAATAGTTTTTAACGATAATATTCCTACTAATGCAATATTAGACAGAATAGTTCCAAACTTTTCTAGAATATTAATTGATTCTGTAAAAGTCCAAATGATTGACCAAACATTTGCTTACAAAGATTTTGGGCTACGATATGACTTAATTGATAGACAGTGGAAATTAGTTACTAACGAAAATCTTAATACACTGTTAGATTTTTCAACAGGCAAAACTGGAGACACTACAGGACAAAATCTTGACTCGAGCTGGTTGCTATACTTTAAGACTGACGGAGAAACTTATACTGTTACGTATCGTAATTTAAAATATGTAATAGAAAGTGAAAGTGAAATTAGATTTTACTTTGATGGCGTAGATAAAGTTTACGAACCATCTTCGGGTAAAATTGTTAGAGATAAAATTGATATTTTAAATATTAATACTAAGCCAGCATCAATAAGCCCGTTTACACAAGACTATGCATGGACTATTTCAGGAGCATATAGAGATCCAGACGGATATATTGATTCTAGAAAGATTGAAGTCCAGTTTCTTGATATAGATGATGACGGCGTTGTTGATGATCCAGAATTATTTGATCAAATAGTTGACCCAGATAACACAAGTGTTACTACTGCACAAAAAACAGTTTTTCAAAAGAAATATACAACAACTGATGGTGTAGAAGATTTCAAATATTTTTCTAATGCAGACAACACTATTACTATTGTTACTAATGAAGCACAAATATCGCCATATAGTTCTAGGACTGAAGGGCAACTATTTTATCTAGAAGACGAGGCAGTGTTTAAGACATTAAACAAGACATTAAACAACACAGCACTAAACACAAATTACAAAGCATTTACAGGTAGAAGCGCATTAAAATTCCATTATGTTCATGTTTCGGATAGTAGTTACAGAATTGATCCAAGTGCAAGTAATATAATTGATACTTACTTACTAACTAAATCATATGATAGTAATATTAGAAAATTTATTGCAGGTGAAACAGCAATCCAGCCGCTACCACAAAGCAATGACGAATTATATAGAAGTTATGGAGCTCAAATTGATAAAATTAAAAGCATTAGTGATGAAGTTATTTACTACCCAGCAAAGTATAAAATATTATTTGGGCCAAAAGCCCCAGCAGATTTACAAGTGAAATTTAAAATAGTTAAAAACACAGATGTTGTAACTAATGACAACGAACTTAAATCGGATATTGTTGAAGCTATTAATAGATTCTTTTCAATTGAAAACTGGGACTTTGGAGAGACTTTTTACTTCCAAGAACTAAGTGCTTATATTATGAACCAATTAACTCCTAAACTAGCATCAATACTAATAGTTCCAAATCAAGGAACACAGTCATTTGGTAGTTTATTTGAAATAAAATCTGAACCAGATGAAATTTTTGTAAGTGCAGCAACAGTTAATGATATTGAAACTATAACTGAAATTACAGCAAAAGAAATACAAGCAAGCGGGACTATAGTTACTAGTTCTATAGCAGTAAGTACAACTTCGGGAATTACAAGCATAGCGTCTACTTCCGAAGCTGTATCAACAGCAACTACAAGCGGCGGATTAGATACGTCATCTGCTTCATCATCTAGCACTGGATCTAGTTACTAATGGCATATAACGATTACCAAAATGAGAGTCCATTACCTGTGGGCGGAAAAGAAGTTAAAAAACTAAGTATTGACTTTTTACCTAAGTTTTTTAGAACTGAAGCAAATAGGAAATTCTTGCAAGGAACATTAGACCAGCTGATTCAGCCAGGTGTTGCAGAAAAACTTAGCGGATATATTGGTAGAGAAACTGCTAAAGCATATACTCCTGCTGATAATTATATTGGCGATTTTAGTGATAACCGAGCTAACTATCAATTAGAACCTGCGGCAGTTATTAAAGACGACTTAGATAATGTAACTTTTTATAAAGATTATAACGATTACATTAACCAGCTAGGTGCGTTTGGGTCAAACACCCAAGACCATAGCAGATTAAATAACCAAGACACATACGGATGGAACCCTAATATTGATTGGGATAAGTTTGTAAACTTTAGAGAATATTATTGGTTACCAGATGGTCCAACTACTGTTGCTGTTAGAGGACAAAGTAAAGAAGTAACAAGTACGTATACTATAACGCTTGAAGATCAAGGCGACAATATGGCATATGTATTTAATGATGGATTGACTCGAAATCCTACAATTAAATTATACAAAGGGCAAACGTATCGTTTTGAAATTGATACACCTGGGCACCCTATTGCATTTTCAATATCTAAAACATTTACACCTGGTTCGGCTGTAATTACAGCAGGCAGTGAAGGGCTCAGAGCAGATGGACAATTTGATGGAGCACTATACGGTACTACATACGACCAAGGAGAATATGTAGTATTGCCAAGTAGTGGCTCAGTAACATTTGATGCTGATGACAATGTAAGTACATTGTATCCAACTGGAATAACAAAGTACGGAAAAGAAGGCGAAATAATATCAGTTGTATATGTTGAAGAAGGTACTATAGAATTTACAATACCAACAAATGCTCCAGACAGGTTACACTACATTAGTCAAAACTCGGTTGATACTAGCGGACTTATTAAAATTTATAATATTGAAGAAAATTCTGCAATTAATATTACTGATGAAATAATAGGTAAAAAAGCGTACACTAGTGCAAATGGTGTAAAACTATCAAACGGAATGAAGTTAGAATTCCAAGGAGAAGTAACTCCAGCAACTTACGATAACAGCCGATGGTATGTTGAAGGTGTTGGGGATAAAATTAAATTAATTAGAGAATCTAGTCTTATTATTCCAGCTGCTTATGCCGCCGACAAATTAATACCATTTGATACTGATAGATTTGACGCTTTGCCCTTTGCAGATGCAAAAGCATACGCTGCAACTAAAGATTATATTACAGTTAATAGAGCAAGCAATGATAGGAACGCATGGAGCAGGTATAACTGTTGGTACCATAAAGATGTTATTCTTGCAAGCGAAACATATAATAACTTAGCTACTAATTTAGACGAAGGCACTAGAGCAAAACGCCCTATTGTTGAATTTGAAGCAGGATTAAAATTAAATAACTTTGGAGTTTATGCTAAAGACGATGTTGACTTAGTTGACGTATATACTAAAGATGTCTTTAGTACTGTTGAAGGATCAACAGGTTACAATATTGATAATATTGATATTGCAGAAGGCATGCGTGTATTATTTACTGCTGATACTGATGTATTAGTTACTGGCAGAATTTTTAAAGTTAAATTTATTACAGTTAATAGTGTAAGACAAATTAGTTTATTACCAACTACTGACTCTGTTCCTAAGAACTTAGAAACAGTTTTAGTTACTCAAGGCACAAAATATGCCGGAACTAGTTTTCATTATACTACAGTTTGGGTACAGTCTCAGCAAAAAACAAAAACAAATCAGCATCCCTTGTTTGAAGTATTTGATGCTAATTCAAATAGCTTTAGTGATACAACATATTACGGGTCTACAACATTTGCAGGATCTAAAGTATTTTCTTATAAACAAGGAACAGGCACTAATGATATTGAGTTAGGATTTCCGTTAAGTTACAGGTCAATTACTAATTCAGGCGACATTGTTTTTAACTTTAATTTATTAAATGACGAATTTACATATCAAACAGATACTGATATCTTTTCTCAAAAAACAGATACAGGATATCTTAAAAAGTACAAGTCGTTAACATCCTTTAATTATGTAAATGGGTTTAGTAGTATACCTACAAACTCTAGGCAGATGGTTATTAGGCAATACGATGTAACAAATACACTAGTTAATAATTTTGAAATTGACGTTTATAAAAAACCAGGTGACTTAAATGACTTAACTGTTTATGTTTATGTTGATAATATTCTTAAATTTAATTTAGTTGATTATGAAGTTGATAGAACAAACGGATTTGCTAAAGTTAGATTTTTAAAGAATTTAAAAGATGGACAAGTTGTTAAAATAAAAACACACAGCCCGTCGGCTAAAAGAACAAAAATTGGATATTACGAATTTCCGTTTAACTTAGAAAGAAATCCACTTAATGATGACGTAACTGAATTTACATTAGGCGAAGTTATTGATCATGTAGATACTATGATTGAAGACATCCAAGAATTTGCCGGTGTATTTCCTGGAAGAGGAAGCTTGCGAGATGCAGGCGAAACCGACCATTACGGTAAAAGGTTTGTAAAACATAGTGGTCCTATTAATATTCCTTTATATCATATTACTAACAAAGATTTTAATATTGTTAAAGCTTTAAAATATGCTAAAGTTCAATACTCGTCGTTTAAAAGAAGTTTCTTAGAGAGAGCTGAATCTTTAGGATATGACGGACCAGTTAAACAACACGTAGACAAAATATTATTTGAACTTAATAAAGAGAAACTAAAATCACAACCGTTTTACTTCTCTGATATGCTGGCATACGGCGATGCTAACAGAATTGAGTATACTATACTTGATTCTAAAACAACAACATATCCTATAACAGCATCATTTAATCTAGCTACTCTTACTGCAAAAAGTATTGGAGTTTATTTAAATGCAATGCAGCTAACTCATGGCAAAGATTATACGTTTAATAATGACGGTTATATTATTGTTAGTGCTACTAAGGTAGAGGGTGATTTATTAGAAATATATGAATACGAAACTACTGACGGAAGTTTTATTTCTCCTACTCCTACAAAGTTAGGATTATATCCAAAGTACTATCCAGAACTTACAATTGACGATAGCTATTTAAGTATGCCTACTACAGCAACAGGCCCGTTTAAAGTATACGGGGTTGATGAGCAAACAACATCATCCCATAAAGGTAAAGTTGGATGGCATTACCCTTTATATACTAGCCAAGCAGCAGCAATGGCTGCTGACTCTGATTCAAGCAACGATACAGGCTCAGCAATGATGCATGTATTTGAAGGATTATCGCAAGTATTTTATATGCCTACTACAAATACAAATCATTCTACTATAGACGATGAAAACATAGATGAATTTCCAATTGGTGTTCCAATGATTAGAGGGCACGACGGAAGTTATATAAAAGCTTACAAAGATTATAGAGACGAACTAATATTAGATTTAGAAAAAAGAATCTTTAATAATATTAAAGTAGAATATTCAGCAAGCAAATTAGATATACAAGACTTTACAGGCGGCGAATACAGAACGTCTGAATTTACTAAAGCTGAAGTTGATAACACATTAGTAAGCGACTTTACCCAATGGCTTAGATATGTAGACAACGATTATACTAAAAATGATGTTTACGATATTAATAATACTTTTAGTTTTAATTATTCTACAGCAAATACACCTAACGGAAATGCACATCCGGGCTACTGGCGCGGAGCATACTTATATGCATACGGAACTGATAGACCAAATGCAACACCTTGGGAGATGCTAGGCTTTACAATGAAGCCTACTTGGTGGGACACAACTTACGGCGTTGCTCCATATTCTGGAGATAACTTAGTACTGTGGAGAGATTTAGAAGCAGGAAGAATTAAGGTTCCTGGGGTAGCAGAAGTAGTTAATCCAAAATATGCAAGACCAGGGTTAACTAGCCATATTCCTGTAGATAGCCAAGGACGATTAAAATCTCCACAACAGAGTAGTTATGCTAGAGGATTTTCAGCAAGAAATGGCGTAAATGCATTTAAGTTTGGCGATGTAGCTCCAGTTGAAAATGCATGGCGTAGAAGCTCAGAATTTCCGTTTGCAGTAACGTTAGCATACTTGTTAAATAAACCTGCAAAAGTTATGGGTTTAGGGTTTGACGTATCAAGAACTAAACAAAATCTTGTTAAGCAATGGGTACAAGGAGAAACTAATAAGCCTATACAGTTATCTACCGTAAAATTACCTAATACATATAAAGACGAAACAAGAGTATTAACATGCGGACTTGTAAATTACATTTATAATTTAGTAGCAAGTGATGTATTAACAGTTTATACAGACTATAAAAATAACCTTGCAAACTTAAAGAACCAATTAGGATTTAAAGTAGGCGGATTTACTGATACTACTAAGTTTAATTTAATACTTGATAGCAGATCGCCTACAAAAACCGTTGACAGAGACGGTATATTTGTCCCCCAAGAAAGTTTCCAAGTTTTTACTAATACTAGTAGTCCATTGGAGATGGTAACATATAGTGGAATAACTATTGAAAAAGCAGCTAACGGTTTTATTGCTAGAGGCTATAATAATGTTGATCCTAACTTTGAATATTACAAACCGTTGCAAGGCTCCTCAAAGATAACTGTTTCAGTTGGCGGCATTTCAGAAGACGCATCCGATTTCCGGGCAAATACATTTTATGCTAAGGGAACTATTATAAAAATTGATAGTAGTTTCTTTAGATTAACTAAAGATTCTACAGCCGGCGAAACTGTTGATACATTAACAGATTTAGCTAAGTTGCCATCACTGCCTATTATTGGCGGCAAGACAGCTGAATTTAAGAAAGATTTTGACAGGACTGAACTATTTAAACTACAATACGGCACTAGGTTAAACACTACCCAAGATGTAATTGATTTTATTTTAGGATACAATGATAGACAGGATGAAATTGGATTCAGTTTTAATTCAGTTAACATTGATTATGAAATAGTTGAAAATTGGGAAGATAGTTGCAGAGAACTATTGTTTTGGACAACCCAGGGCTGGGCAGCAGGAACAATACTTACGTTAAGCCCAGGCGCATCTAAAGTTAATTTTACAAGACCCTATGCAGTAGTAGATAATTTATATGATAAGTTTTACGACTACAGCCTTTTTAAGTCTGATGGACAACCTTTAAAAGCAGAAATTAATAGTTTAGTTAGAGACGGAAACTCCTTTGGGATTGAAACAGTTAATACAGACGATGGACTATTTCACATAACTTTACCTCTTGTACAAAAAGAACATGTAGTTCTTTTAGAGAATAAAACATCTTTCAGTGATATAATATACGAACCAAGATCAGGATACAGACAAGAACGTATTAAGGTTAGTGGTTACAGAACAGACGAATGGGACGGTGGATTAAATCTTCCAGGATTCTTGTACGATGATGCAAAAATTACAAATTGGTCACAGTGGAAAGATTATAAAATTGGCGAGCTAGTAAAGTACAAACAGTTTTATTATGTAGCTAATAATAATGTTGCAGGGTCTAAAGATTTTAAATCTTCTTTATGGTATCAACTTAGTAAGAAGCCAGAAGCAGAATTAACAGCTAACTTAGATTATAAAATAAATCAATTTGCTGATTATTACGATTTAGATTCAGATGGTTTTGATTCTGAAAAACAACGTATGGCCCAGCATTTAATTGGTTACCAAAAAAGACAATACCTTGCAAATATTATTAATGATGATGTAAGTCAGTTTAAATTTTATAGAGGATTTATAGCTGATAAAGGTACTATGAATTCTTTAACTAAGCTATTCGAATCGCTTGGCGACGGCAACACTCCAGTATTAAGTTTTTATGAAGAATGGGCAATACAAACAGGCAGGTTTGGAGCAACTGACAATGTTAAACAAGTTGCATTTAGTCTTAAAGAAGATTTAATGACTGAAAATCCACAAGTTTTTGAACTTACTAAAACACTTCCAGATACTAACTATGATAAAATTTATTATATACAGCAACATGAAGTATATGATAAAGAACCTGATTACGATCATAAACCGTTTATAACAACTTCGGTAGCTTCACAGGATGAATATGTTAAAACAGGTGGCTATGTAGACTTTAACGATGCGGCATTTGTAGCAGGCTCAATAGACGAATTAGCAGAAGGCGATGTTAATGCTGTAGCTTTAGGCGACTATATTTGGGTAACTAATACCGGTAAAGTTGGTGTTGATCGTTGGAATGTTTTACAACTAGTTTCGGCTAATGTTAATGTTATAGGTGCGGTTAGACGAACTGATAGTATTTCAAATGACGGAATGGGATTAGTTACATTAACTTTAGACCAGTGGGCAAATGTTCCTGGAGATAGTATATCTCCTAAATTTGATGAGAATGATATTATTGGTGTTTTAGGAGCAGACCAATTTAATCTCAACGGAATTTATGCTATTAATAAAAATGGATTAGAGTTAGATACTGTTACTATTAAAGCTAATATTAATAACACCGTTGAAGATTTTACAGATCAAAAATATGCAGTAGTTAAACTTAGACAAGTTAGAGTAGCAAGTCTTGATAATTTAAATGCTGCTAGGTACGAAATTTTAGAAAATCAAAAAGTATGGCTAGATGACTTAAACGGAGATTGGGGTGTTATTGAAAATAAACCAGTATACTCGACTAAAGAAGTTATTTATAATCCTTCAGAGTTTGATAGTACATCGCAGCAATTTAGTAAAAGTGTAACAATTACTTCTGATAACAATAATGTGTTTGTTTCAGCTCCGGGCGATGCTAACGGTAAAGTACATTATTATAGAAGAACTAATGAATCAAATAATTTAGCTATTGATTCAACAATTGAACTATCTGCTACAGATAATTTGTTATCTCCGACATCAGGAAGATTTGGTGAAAGTATATCAGTCAGCCCAGATGGCGAATATTTAGCAGTAGGTATGCCCCAAGCAACTGGTGTAAAAACAAAGTTTAAAGATTTATTTAATAGTACAACAACATATTCCAAAGGCGACACTGTTAAGTTTAGAGAAAGCTTGTGGAAAGCAAACAGAGAAATACTTCCAGAAATTAGCTCACAATCATTTACAACGTTTGATACTTATGTTAATATAGCAGCATCAGCAGATGCCGACAGTACAACTTTACAATTATTAGTTGCTGGCGATCCGGGACTATCGGGCAATACAACAGACCATATACTTATTAGAGCTCCTAAAGATATGTACTTAGGTACTACAGCAGGAGACACAGTTAATCTTTATTGGAACACTAGAAGCTACGCATACCCTACATTAGATAGTTATCTTCCGTTCGGTGGCGCAATATCGGAAATTACTACAGATTTTATAACAGGAACTCATACTATTCAACATAAAGTTGACCATGTATTATTTGTGTCAACTTTTGTTACACTTCCTCAAATAAACCAAACTGTTACTACTAGCACAGGTAGTGCAATAGTATGCTATGTAGGAACTAAAGCTGATAGTGCAGTAATTTACCTTAAAGATACAAACGGTATTTTTAGTGTAAGCGACGAACTTTATATTGATGATGATGTATTTGTTGGATTTTATACAGAAGCATCAACTTATAACACTAGTACAGCGGTAGACGGATTTTGGTTTATTACAACAGGCTTCCAATATTCAAACGATGGTACATATTATGATACTGGACGCGGCTTAGTTTATGCTGATGTTAGATTAGCATCATCTGTAAGAACATTAAACACTTATTCAAATATACAAAAAGCAGTTGGATACATTGGTGCGTATGTTAAAAATAAAAACAGAGCTAGTTACGTTACTCAATTGTCATACAGAGGTGACCCAGGCGGTACAGAAGCAGATCAACTTAGTAATAAATGGATTGTTAGAGGCGAAAAAGATTTTACTGATAATTTAGCAATAAACGATACAACTGAATTTAGAGTATATAATCTTGATAATAGACAAACTGATGTTACAACAGCAGGATTTACATATGAAATACTGAATAAGCAACAGACAATTGTTGATCTTTGGGACGGCTATATTGATTTTACGTTTGACGAGTTTGACTTTGCTGGTAATGTATTTGAACCTGTTGTAGGCGACATTATTAGTGATGTACAAATTCCAAATGACGGCCAAGGCGGCCTTGCTATTACAACACAAACATCAAGTACTGCTGAAGTAGCATTTTACCGTAGAAACTTTAATAGTGTAAGAGTATATGTAAAATCAATAACTGGTTCATGGGCAAAGTTAAATAATATTGGAAAGTACTCTATACAACGTAATGCTAACACTGTAGCACGTGGTGCAGCAGATGTTTCTCGTATTATGGGAACTGTAGCAGATGTTGAAAATGATATCGCAGTAGGAACTACTACAGTTGGTAAGTTAATAGTGTTTAATCATTCATCGCAGTTTAATATTGTTTCAAACCCAGAAATTATAGACGAAGAGTATTGGTTCTTTAATGAAACCACAGAGCAAGGTATTTCGCGGGTAGCAAATCCTCCGTATAGTTTAAACAAAGATTACACACAAGTATTTAATATTGAAGCTAATTCAACGGGCAATATAGGTCCAGCATCAGAAGGTGCAGTTGCAATATACAGACGTAAGCCAAGCGGAGTTTATGATCGTCAACACGTATTTGTTTCTGAACACAGAAAAGCAAATAGAGGTTTTGGCAAAAAAGTTAAATTAGTACAAAAAGACAATTATTATACTTTAGCTGTTTCAAGTCAAGGATTAGGAACACGAGAAGACCCGGGCAGTATTGAATTTTTCCGACACGGCACTAAACCAACTTCTAATTTTAAGGGAAGCTATCAAGTAACAGTGTATGCAGTTGGTGATATTGTAATTTACTTATATGATTATTATGAATGTATTAAAGCTACTACTACATCAACAGCTATAACTGATTCAATATTTTGGAATAAAATTAGCTGGAGAAATAGTAAAGATCGAAACTATA